TAATATCGCCGCTCAACAGCGATGAGATCTGATCGATGAAGTCGTCGAAGTTATCGCCCATGGTGGCGTTGAACGCCGTGGTAGCAGACTGTGCCTGTCGAGCGCGTTCCTGTCGCTTCGCGTTCTCCAACATGTTCTGATAGTATGCGTACTCTGCCGAGTTCGGGTCCATGCCCTCAGTTCGCGAGTTCACATAATCTTCGATGTCAGATGAGTTAGGGACCCCGCCACCGTACGTGGTCTGGTCATTGAATGCGTTAAGAAGCGCACGCTCGCGCATATTGATGCTCTGCTGAATCAAACTGTTCATGAAAGAACTTAGGTTAGATCCCCCAGTTGTTGCTTGTCCAAATCGTCCACGTCGTGCCATTATGCGGGTACCTCACCTTCTGGCGCTGCGTTTTGTGCGAGCGCGTTCTCTGGGATAGCCTCTGCTGGAGGCTGCGCCTGATTCTCTGGCTGGTTAAGCGACTGCGTACCAGCCGCTGGTGATTGTAACGTACGTGCGGTATTGGCAACGCTTGCCTGCTGTTGAGCGAACTGCTCGGCAGCCATCTGCTGTTGCTGGAGTCCCATCTGCTGGAACATCTGCATCAGGTTTGCCATTGCCATCACCGAGGATGGGTTCAGTGTAGCGTCCGTCTGCTCTTCGCGGATCACAATCATCTCGCCCTCTGGGTCCTCTACGCCCACGCGATCCATTGCGCGCTCCGCGCTCCAGATGCGGTTCTGGACAAGGTTGATTGCTGTCTGCGCCAGTTCGAGTGTATCTCGTGGCGTGAGTTCAGGCGGCGTAATCTCAAGTCGGTAGTTGCCCTCGAAGACAAGACCAACTTCTGGCTGCTTTGTCTCCCACATCTGGGCGCACATCTTCCACACCTTCTTCACCCAGGCGTAGAGCAACTTGCGCTTCGGGGCAATGCGTGCCTCGTAGTTTGCGACGAGAGACGCGATGGCACGGGATGACCCGAGCACGCCCGAAGGGGCAAGCCCGAGGAGGAGGTCATTAAGCCCCGTGACCACCGCGATCTCTCTGTCGACTCGTCTGTTGTAGTCTTCGATCTGGAACTGCGGGATGAATGGCGAGATCGATCGGATCTCGTTGCCAGGTCCAGGCGCCGCCATCTTCCCTGGCTTTGGGATCGCGTTTGCTGGGACTTCGTCTGGCGCTTCTGGTCCAACCAACTGGAACATCTGTCCGCCGATGACCGAGTGGATCATCTGCGCCTGGTTGGTGATGCGTTCATCCTTCTCTCGGAGCAACTGCTCCACGTCGTAGAGTTCTGGCTTACCATACGGGCTGCCAGGAACCTTCGCGTTCGACAGCAGGATGTATGGGATCTCGCCTCGGTACTCTGGATGCGCCGTGTTCTTTACCAGCGTGTTGCCGACGAAGATGGCGTTGTAGACCGTCGGTGCCTTGCCAGCGGCTCCTGGCACCTTGTACCAATAGTCGTACACTTCGACCTGCTGCATCTCGTACGGCGTCTCGCGTCGTAGCGGGTTGCGCTCGAACTGGTTCTGGTAGACGTTGGCGATTGGGTCATCGTGCGTCGAGGCGGTGTAGTTGTACCACTTGCCACCCTGTTGCGTGGCGACGACCCTGATGCCGTAATCCTCCTCAACAGCCTGCGGGCTCATGCCGTAGGTGTAGATCGCCCAGTCAAGGCGGCTGAAGTCCGACATTCCGAACCCAAGGTACAGGTTCTCTGGCATCTCGACGATGCGCAGGCGAGGAATCTTGTTCTCGGCATCCCAGTAGATCTTGCCAGCCGTGTACCCGTACAGCGACTTGATGAAGCACGCATCTTCCAGGAGTAGATCGAACTGATTCTCTTCAGCCCATCGGAAGAACAGGCGTTCTGCGTTTGCCGCCAGCATTCGAGAGTCTTTATCCTCGCCCGCTGGAATGTAGTTGATGACTGGCATGACTGCCTGAAGTGAGGCAGGGATGTTGACGTATGCGGCATGCACGTTGACTGAGACGTGCGCTCGACCAGCAGTACGAGCCGTTGCATCATCCGCCCAGTGGTCAGCACCGCCGAGGGTGATGACGTTAGGGTGGTAGAGGTTATCAAAGCGTCGGAACAAAGCGCGGAGTCGGTTCTGCTCTGGCTCGCCCGTCTGCTTTCGCATCAGGACTTCCCCAAAGAGATTGAACTCGAAGTTCGTGTCTGGGTTGATGTCCTGTACTTCGAGGCTGGTCTTCAGCATCTTCACCGATGCTGCCTGCGACTCGGTTAGGCGCTCGACATCCAACTTGGCGAACTGCTTCTTGATTGGCGTGCCCTTTGCGCCAGTAGTGTAGTTTACGATCGTTGGTGATGTGGCGATATCTGGGGCAATACCATCCTTTGCCAGCGGAATTGAGGCTGCGGTAGATCCGTACTTGGTCTTCGGAGCCTTGAGGCTGGACACAACTGGCTTGCCCTGCGGCATTGGGGTGATGACGCGCTCGCCCTTACCAATGCGCTTTGCCTTGTCCAGCGACGTCCCGATTGACCTGATCTGTTCTGGCGTAGCGATATCTGGGTCAGTCGTGTACTGACCTGGGATTGCTCGCGTCCCCTGGAACGCTCGTGGAACTGCTCGTACCTTAGCCATTAATCAATGCCTCCATAATAGGAAAATACTGGATCCTTTACTGGCTGGTCTGGGTTCCTTGCGGCGTGCCATACGGCAAGCGCGAGAGCCATGACTGCATCTGTCTCCAACTTTTTATCGTTCAACTTGTACGACAGCAATTGCCTCCGAAGGTCATCCCACGGCTGTCCTCTCGGGATCACCAACTGCTTCTTGTCAAGCATCGACTTTAGTGTTGCAAGGAGCACCAACTTCTTCGACTTTGTTCCGCCGAAGTCGTACCCCCTGAGTGGCTTGATGACGTTGAACTCTTGTCGAAAGAGTCGACCGCCAAGCCCAGTCTCATCCACGATGGTCGTGCAGAACGCTCCATCCTGCTGGTAGAGCAGGGCGTTCTCTCGGACCATGTTCACCACAGACGGAATGGTTTGCTTACCAATACGTCGTCGTGCTCGGACTGCTCGGATTCTGGATCGGTCTGTGTAATCGAGTACGACCGACCATGTTGAGTCAGAAGAAATACCTGGGTCACATCCCTGGACATACCGATGTCCCCTTTGTGGCGGACACTCTGAAGGAGCGTCAGGATCAAAGGCTCCGTCGACAGACTGGGCTGAGAAGTATGAGTCTCTCGCTTCGATGAAGTATCCGTCGACGTTCTGCGGGACGAGGTATTCGGCTTGCTGTCGGACAATGGAGTCGAAGTTTTCTCTTGTGAGTCCGTATCCAACATTTTCGCGGGTTGAAAGCCGAAAGGAGATAAACTGTGGATCCCGTCCTGGGTTTTCGGGATTTCCCATTTCCCAGAGGTCCGAGTAGTCTCCGATGCCTTCCGTCGGCGTGCCGATGAAGTGGAGCGGACCACCCGTGGAGAGGCGTCGGAGGTTGAGGACCTCTTGGTAGATCTCCACCAAGTGGGGCTCGAATGCCGCCTCGTCGAACGAGATCCCATTCATGTCCTTCCCGAGAAGCGCCTTCGCTTTCTCCTGTGTCGTTCGGAAGTGAATGCTCGCCCCACCAACTACTGGGTGGAACTTAATCCAAAGGTATTCACCTCGGTACTTCTTGTCCAGCGTGGCAATGTTCCCGAGTTCTTTTGTTAGCGGGCATCCGTTGCCCTTCTGTGCCTGATGATTGCCGTTGAGGATCGTGCTGATCTCTCGGTGGACCAACTCAGCAGTTTCTTGCTGGATTCCTACGTGGTACCACTCGTACGGGATGTTTGCCCATCTTCGGGCGTCTGAGGGATCGTCAGTTTTTGGCTGCTGAACGCCCATTTTGTACAAGGCGTGGTGAAGGCAGAGGATCGCCATCGCCATCGTTTTCCCCGCACGATTTCCCGCGGAAACAACCGTGGTAAGGTATTTTGGTCGATACCCCGAGTCATCACGTTCCGCACAGGCTCTCCACCATTCCACTTGCCCTTTGTGCCCACTGATATTGAGCCAGCGCCGAGCAAAGAACTCGATGTCAGTGCGACCGAGAGCCAGATCTCGTGCAGTTTCATTACCGACCACGAGTCCCCTTGTTGCGTGCGCTAATTGCAGCAGCCTTGCGCTTGGCATCAGCCTTGCTGCTTGCGCCCCATGCTTGGAGGCTTAGGAGTAGTCGGGTTGGTCGACCCTTCTCATCACGCTCTGGTCCTGGCATTCCGCCCATGCGCGCAAGGAACGATGCGCGACGCGGGTTATCTCCCCGCTTGACTGGAGCCTTGAGCGTTCCGCCAGTCTGCGCCTTATACGATGCGCGACCTTTGGCGTTCAAGCCGCCCTTGGCGCTCTGACCTTCTTTTCGTTGCCATGCTGCTGTCTTTGGCATTTAAATACCCTGTGCTGCGTGTGATGGGATGTGGTGCCAATCATGCACTCTTTCACCATCAACTGGATAGAATTTTCCAATAGACTTGTGTAGGCTCTGCCAGAACATTGCATCTGCAACGTCTGGATTTGCGTGAGCCATATTCGTCGTCCATCGGTCGTCTGTTTTCCTGTGCATTACCTGAGTGTAATTCAGAACTGCATATGCATTGTCAACAACTCGATCAGCCCATTCAGTCCGACTATCGATCCCGCTCCTTGTCTGAGAGCAGTATACGGCTCCCCACGACGGGTTGTTCTCAAGAGCCTCGATCATGACCTGATACTTTTCCCTCGATGGCATCGATCCGTTGTCAACGTATACAATGGCATCTGCGCCAGTCCGATTAAGAACCCAGTTGATCTTGTGGGAATAAGGAATTATAGCATATTGCCCGAGGGCTGTCAAGTCGGTTGGCAGGACCACGACCCCATTCGACTCCTTGCCGAGTATCTTGAGGGAATTGATAGCAACATCAGCGTCGTCAATCCCCTCGCACATAATCCATAGTTCGTCTGGAACCCTGGAAGATTCGAATATCTGCTCTAGTAACGGAAGGGTCTTGTCGTGCCTACCGTACATTGTGGCAATTGCAGCCAGTTTCACTAGTAATCCTCCCAATGATGTCGCTAGTGGAAATTCCTTGCGTATATGGAACGTAAAGCATCTTAATCGCCCGATCGGAGAGCCACTGCTCGCTAATTCCCAATTGATGCAGGAGGTCCTCTCCAAACCAGTCGTCCCCGTGGGCAATGTAGGCGATACTCCTGTCGGTGATCTTGTCTATCGTTAGACCAGTGTTCTCGTCGCCAATGTTGACGCAAATGTCATCGACAAACTTGCATGCCTTCAGTGACTCAAGACGCTC